TTCTGGATTATAAAATTCAACAGATCCTGACGATAGAAAGTCGGCTCTATATAAAGTAAATTTAAGATCCTCCCATTGACTTGGTTCCCAAGTGGAGGCATTTTGTGATTTAAATAACGATCCTAAGAATGGTTGAGTGGAAACAAACGTTTGATTTATTAAATCATTTTCAGTGACTCTGGATATAAAAACACGATATTGTGTAGAATTAGACAACAGACACATGGCATACTCTTTTCCACCTTCTAAATAAACTGGAGCATCAAACTCAATTGTAGTTGCAATTGATCCATCAATAGATGTTAATATTTGATCAGGATTAAGAACAATTTCTGAGAACGGTAAAATCCTTTGTGTTGGGAATCCGTTTTCCATTGTTCTTATTTGGAAATCAAAAGGAATATCCATATTATCTTTTGCTTCAAAGAAAATATCACATTTTGTAACAAATACGCCACTAGCATCCGCAACGAAAAATGATTGTGCTAACGGATCTTTTCTTCCGCACGACCCTTTCGATGGCCCGAAAAAGGAGGCTCTCGCCGCTGGCGCTCGAGCTGCTGCAGCAGCTACACGTGAAGCTGCTGGGGTGGCGGCGACAATTCCCGCACTCACCGGAGCATTTAATGCCCTTGCCTCTTTTCGAGTAAATCTGCTACCATCGCCCTTAGGATCTGCTAAACGGTTAGTTGGTGTTGTTTCTACCGTTAAAGAATATACTCCTTGTGCATTTAACTTTTCTACTGCCTCTTTAGCAAGTGCATCAAATTTAGCAGGCTTCATACCTGGTTTAACAGAATCAATCACACTTTGTGGAAATCCAGCTAGTGCAAGTACTTGCGATAGTTGCTGATCGGCATATTTGTCAATTCTCCTTCTCCCGAGGTTTGCATATAATGTTCCCAAATTAATTATCTCCGGCGTTGGCGGGGGCGGCGGCTGGATAAAGTCGTTGCCTCCTCCACCACTACCGGGTCCGCTACCGCCACCATCGCTGCTGCCGGAAGGTCGAGGGATGGCGATCTCGGAAAGAATTGTGCTCCCTACGACTTGTGTTCCTAAACTTCTAGAAATATTTTTATTTTCAGAAGTTTCTTTAATTTCAACTCTACTATTACGAACAGAAATAATATCTTCCTGAACTGTTTCTTGAGTTCCTGATGCTGAAAATGCTTCTTGCGCGGTTGTGGTTGCAAAATCTTTATTATTGTTTTCATCATTAATGATAGTAAATATTTTAGTTCCAGTTTCAAATTTAGGATGATTCAACCCATTTGGATTTGGGATAAAGAAACTACCAATTAATGTGGCAGATAAATCAGAGACTAACCTAACACTAGTAATTGTCGCTCTTGCTCCACTTGTTTCTCCGATTAAATCCATACCAGTCTCTACATATCCACTAAACTCACCTTGAGATTGGCTTGCTAGAGAAAAAGTATCTACATTAAGAATATTTGATGTCGATGAGTAAGTTCCAGATAGTGGTTGATTTGTATATGGATTATTCACAAATGTCACTGTTGGCAGATTGTATGGACCCTCCTTGTGATTTGATTGTGCCACTCTGAAAGTTATTCGAGGTGAAGTATTGCTTAAATCTGGACCTAATCCACGAGCTCTTACTGTACCAGAAATTTTTTCACCAACCTGAAACACTCCAGAATTCATACTGATTTCTAAGAGTTTTGGAACACAATATCTAGTTACATCTTTGCCATCAAAAAATGCATAAAGTCTTGTAAGTGGTTTAACTAGTTTAGATACAAATTGAATATTTCTAGATCTCATAAATGATATTATCTCTCTACTTACAACTCTATCTCCAACGGACGTTCTATCAAATTGTTCGCTAACAACAGTTCTTGATCCAGTTCTTGTTGCGACCCCCGTTTCTATGGTTTCTCTTAAATTCTCCTGAACAACTTGAATCGCAGTATCAGTATTGACTGTGACGACCCTTGCTGACTCTACATTGTTTCTACCGGTCCAGTTATCCTGCCAGGAATTCCAAACAATCGGAGCAAATCCAGTTTGAGAATCTACATTTTGAGTTTTTTCTAATCTAAGAAGTGTAGATGCATAGTTACCCTCAATTTCAATAATTTTTGATGCGAGACGAGTAGTATCAACCCAAGTGTCAGAAGAGGGTGTTAATACTATTGTTCCTCTCCAGAAATTAAGTAGAAAAGGAGTTACACTTTCAGAACGAGTTCCAAATGGTTGCTCTAGATATTTAACCTCTGCATAGTCTAGAGTTACTACATTATCTGCTCTTCTAATATTAACCCCCTCAACTATATTAAATCTAAGATCCTGTGTTGGATCAATATTGGTAACGGGTCCAAAAATTAAATTAACTGAATTAGTATAATGTTTTGGTCTTAACTCTTTATTTTGAACATCAATACTATTTTTAATACCGGTATTTTCCTCTTGTGTTCTAAAGGAACTAAAGTTGTCTACAAAAAATCCAGATTTAAATCTATTTAATCCATCTGCATCAGGAACAAATAAATTTGATGTATTAGTTTCCAGTAAAGACAGTGTGGTATAAAATTCAAGATTTCTAATTCTATTTTCAAGTTGCTTAATATCAACCATGCGATATCTTTTATGTTCTAAAAACTGAATTACTGCTGCCTCTGGTGTATAGAGATATGGTGGAAGTGTTATTGTCGCTATTTCAAGGGCCTCATCGACAGAGACTGCTTTTTCTGGTCTTTCTGATGGTTGACCATATTTAACTTGAAACACACCTTCTTTTGTTAAGAAAATTCTATCAATCCTACCCAAATAATATGAAAATGTAGTTAAAATGGATTCATCTGATGCTAAAATGTTAGTAGCGGAATTTCCAGATGAATTAAAAGTTCTCCCAAGAAATTCTAATGGTGAACGAGAATTCTCAGACACCGTAAAAGAAGAAACTCTTGGTCTAATATCGATAATATCAGATACTCGATTATCATTAACTGACTGCAAATCTCTTGAGTAATCAAATCTAGAATATGAATTAACTGTTGTAATATCACCATCATCGGTTGACTCAAAATATCCATTTGAAAAGTAAACTTTTAGTTTTTTTGATGGTTCCTCAGAGTCATTTTTTCTTATTAAAGTGCCATAGTTATAAATTGTTTCCTCCTGTCCATTATCTAATTTATAGTTTGATGAGATTTCAAAACTATCAGAATCTAAGGTAACAATAATTCCATTTGCCCTTGACTCTGAAAAGAGCACAGTTTCACCCTCTTTAAATCTATTATCATTTTTATAAATAAACGCAATTTGAGATGATGTTAATTTTTCAGCACAAATTGCCACTGCTCCACTTGTTTGTCCAGTTAGTGTTTCTCCAATAATCAATTCCGTTGTAGTTGTTGATGAGCTAGTAAGAGAAGAAAAAATGATTTTTGGTGCAGATGGATTTGATGTATCTGCGGATTCAAATATTCCATGAATTTGAATAATATCTGGTACATTAAGTGAGAGAATTTTATCTTGAACTCTTGTTCCAAATGGATAGTTGCCAAATGTTAGACCATCATTTAAAGTTGTTGTCCCGATGCCAGATCCCGCATACTTTGATTTATCGATAATTAGTGAGTTAACTCTGTTTTTAATTTTTTCTTTTGCTTTTGGATTTACCTTTCTTAGTGTGGCAGTTAAAGTTGCACCAGTATTATTACTACCAAGATTACGAATTTGTAATTGAGTGCTCCCCGCTAAAAATTCAAGTCTATCTGAGGTTAAAGTTTCAGTTTCGCCATCTGAACGAGTTAATGTATATCTTTCTTCGTCAAATGGTAGAAATGTCTCATCAGTTCCTGCAGTCACGGCAGCGGAAAGTTGATTTGAAGAAATATTTACTGTGAAAGTTTTCCTAATACTTAAAATAGCACCAGTCAAATCAACAGAAGAAATATTCTTCTTTGGAAGTTTTGTATAAAGAGTTTTATCCGATGATGAGTCTAATTTTGTTGTTAAAATTTTAAAGTCTGTAGCATTAAGAGTTGTTGTTGGTAAATCACCCGACGCAATCCCAGCAACAGATGTCACTGCCTCAATTGTTATACTAGTTCTTCCAATACTAACTACTTTCGCAAAACTAATATCCCTATTTGCTGTATTACTAAATTGAACTAAATTATTTCTTTTTACGATTGTCCCCGGAAATAATGTATTAGTACTAAAGACTGTGCTAACACCACCACTGGCAGCACTGATCGTTGCGATGCCAACATTAAATCCAATGGATTGAACTATATCTCCTAAAAATGTTGACCCTAATCCAACGATCCCATTATTTGTTCCATGAACCGATTTTACATCAGAAAGCGAGTGTGTGGTAACTGCGATTGCAATTCTTCCATCAGCAATGCCATTAAAAATTAAAGATTCATTCGCAATAAACTCCCCAGAAGTATCATAAACTGTTACTGCCACCCCTGCAGACACTGCATGTCTAATAAAACCAGTCGCACCACTATTAGATCCCTCTATACGAGTTGGAATACTCAAAGACGTTGCTTGATTAAGTGTGATATCAGTAAAAGTCTGTACATCAAAAAGTGACAAAGCCCATTGATTTAAATTAGAATTTGTTGCATCATATGATCCAGACTCTAATCTAAAATCATAAACTCTAGCAAGACCTATTTCATTTCCAACCGTTGCTATTCCTACACCTCTTCTACTGTCTCTTAAACTTAAAACATATGTATTTCCAATACCAAGAACAGGAACTCCATAAACTCTGTTAACTTTTAAAGATGGTCCAGTATTATAAATGATTTCTCGATCTTCAATTGTTTTTGTTGTTCTTGGTTTTTCTACATCAATAAATGTTGGGGTTAAGAGTTCAAGATCATAACCACGAACAAAAGCTCTACCTGGAGAAATTTTATACAATGCCAGATTATTTGATGCGATAGCTCCTCCATAAGTGAACTGTCCTGGTTGAAAAACTCCTCCATTTCCAATATTATCATTTAATGAATTTAAAATATTAACATCAAAATCTTTCACACAATAGTCACCAGATTCTGCATAGGTCCTTCTCGCTAAAGTATCTCTAATATCAAGATACCCTGGACCACCACCCAGATCTCCTCTATCTACCTTTGACTTAATAACTCCATTGACGATCGTTGCAAGTTCAATAAAATTATTATCGTTTAGATCTGTCAGTGATTTTTTTGTTAAACTCACAGATATTTTTAATCTATCTGCACCAGGTGCAGAATAATTATTAAATCCTTGAGAATTATCAGATAAACTTTCATCAATAGTATCGTTAATAATTTCCTCTGATATAAGAAAACCAACTCTATAATTTGGTAAATTCGAATATTGATCTAAAATTAAAGTTTCTGATTGTACATCTACAAAATTTCCACGGACAAAATACACACCATCATTAACAAAAAAGGAAGATCCAGTTGCCGCCGCATTTAATGATAAAGTGACCGCGAACGGACTACCTGCTGCGATTGTTGCATTTCCTAGTAAACTCGATATGATGGTAGAATCACAGGTTAGGGATTCCCCATCAAAAAATACTTCTGTTGAGTTATTAAAAGTACTAGAATTCAAATAACTAACATAAAGTGTTAAGTTACCTCTCTCAGAATCTATTGGTAATAAAATTTCGTTCACAAACGCAGAGACTCCAGATGTTTGCCCTGTAATTTTTGTACCAACTAATTGATTCGCATAAGCAGAGACAGGAACTCCTTCAAAAGTGTTATTTAATTGAACACAATAATAAATTTGAGAATATGCAATATTTCCTGGAATAACTTTCGCACCTTCTTTAAAAAAGTGCTGTCCAAATTTTTCAATTTGATTTTGCAGTATTGATTGTAGAGTAGTTAACTCTCTCGCTTGAACTGGATATCCAGGTTTAAAGAGCACTTTGTAATAGTCTCTGGATGGATCAAAGTCATCAAAGTATGGAGCTACATTAAGGTTCGTTTGCTGAGGCATAATTCTTTAGAACTGCAAAATGACTTTAATATCTTCTTTTTGATTAGATGATCTAGTAATCGCCGGTCTGTTGTCAACATAAATGATGTTTCCAGAATACTTTCGTACTTCTGGGGATGAAACACCATTTATGAAAGTTTGACCTAGGTAATATGTTCTACTATTTATTACGGCGCTAACACCTGTGAATAAAGTATCAATAGAAAGATTTGAACCAGTTGATGGAATAATTGTCAAACTACCACCTGAAGAGGGTGAAGAAGTAAATCTTGTCATGTCAAATCCATGTATAGGATTCGTTTGTGCTGTTCCAACAGTATTAAATCCAGATACCGTTCTATCTTGCCAATACTTCAAGACTCCTGTAGTTTGATCATAATTTATTACTCTACCCACAGCGGTGGTTCCAGAGGAAACTGTTTGTTTTACTTGTGAGTCTGCAGTGAAGGTTGCTGAACTATATCCAACTCCGGTCAATCTTAATGCGTATACTGCACTTGCTTTATCTACTGTCAGTAATGTCCCAGTGGTAACTTCTGGATTTTGAACAATTCCTATTCTTGCGATTTGATTACCAGTTATAAAATCTGGATTCTCATTATCATTTTCAATTCTGGAATAAAGAAGAACGTTGTATGCACCAAGTTCTCTATAAATATCATCTCCATGACCTCCCTTAGGAGAGATAATAACGTCAAAGGTTGGTCTTGTGGTTCCAGTTGGAACTCCTCCAGCAATTAGATCAACATTTCCAAAAGTATAACCAGAACCCTGATTGGAAACAGTAATAGAACTTACTTTAGAGTCATTGTTAATTGTAATCGTGCATTCTGCTCCGCTTCCATCACCTTTAATTGGAACTCGGGTGTAAGTGACATTTGCTGTTCCAAGACCCACTCCACGATTCGTAATTGTAACAATTTTAATTGACCCATCAACAGCATTATCTCTAACTGCTGCATTATCTGTTGATGTATTCCAGTTAGCGGGGACTGGAATAAAATCTGTTGTCTCAAACTTAATAATTTCACTTGGTTTTATTGTATAAAGATATTTCCAAATATAACCATCACCACTACTCCCAGCAGATCTTGGTTCTAGATCTGTAAACGTGGGTTGATCCAACGATGGTCTTCCATTCGGATTATCTGGATCAGTTCCATTTTGAAGACAAGAATAAACCTTATAATCCTCATTTATTACATAATAAGATGCTGAATATAAATTAGTTGCTCCAGAGATTTGAGCTGTATTTGATCTATTATAATCATGTCGGTAATAATCATAAACCGTCCCCGAGGACCAAAATCTTTTTGTTACAACCTGTCTCACATCACCCGCATTGATTTTTTTCAATGCTACCATAGTGTCCCAGTAATCATTCTCCTGGTCAAAATTATCTTTAGGTGATGGAGGATTGCTATCCCAATCAGATTGATAATCACTGGGATTTGGTAAACCAATAAAAGAATAAAAAGTGCCAACACCAACAGTGGCAACAAAATTTTTGGCGTTTAATATTCTAATCTGATCAGTTATAATTGCAG